TCGTCTCCGAGGTGGTCAAGATTCTTGTGCGGTGGTGGCTGGAACGCCAGGAGAACCGCGAGGCGATGCGGGCGCTTGCAAGAGAGATGCTGCACCATGACTGACCAAGCGAAAGACACGATGTTTGCGATTGTGGAGAAGTGGGGATTTCCCACTTTGGTCGCCATCGCCGTGGGCTGGGTGCTGCGGCACGACGTGCTGTTGCCGCTCGTCGAGGAGCATCGCACGTTCGTGCGGTCTTTGAGTGAGACCCAGCGGGAAATCAGCCAAGCCGTGAGTGAGCAGACGCGACTGCTCTACGCCCTTCAGCCGCGGTTGGCGACTGACGGCAAACCCGACCCGACGAGGAACTGACGCATGGGCATGAACGGGCGACTGCTGCGGCCGAAGGTGACTGGGTTCACGCCAAGGAACGTGAGCGGCCTGGCTGCGTGGTGGGACGCCAACGACAGCGCAACGCTGACGCTGGACGGCAACGGGAACGTGTCGTCCTGGGCCGACAAGAGCGGTAACGCCGTCACCGCCAGTCAAGGCACCGCGAACAATCGGCCGACGCCAACCGCCGCCGCGCTGAATGGAAAGCAGGTGCTCACATTTGACGGGGCGAACGACGGTCTATCTTTCACGGGCACGGCCCGCACGGATGAGACTGTTATTATCGTCGCGCGAGTGAACTACGTTGCCAACGTGGCAAATCAGGTTATTGGAGATGCCAGCAGCGGCTTCGGGCTGAATGTCACGACTCGTGCGTTCACTGACAATCCGGTCGCCTTCTACGTCGGCGGATTTAGTTTTGGAACAACTGCCATTCGATACGGCGCGCCTGCGAATGTCGCGTTTGGCCCGTCCGTCGTGTCTCTTGTGCGGTCTGCCGCGAGCGGTGGTCAGTTGCTCACGGACGGCACCAGTCGCGGCACATGCACCACCAGCAACTCGTTCGCACTCGCACGGCTCGGTGTCATCGGCACGACAACGCAGCCGCTCAATGGATACATCGCGGAGGTGTGCATCTACAGCCGTGCGCTGTCTGCGGCAGATCGACAGCGAGTGGAGCGGTATCTTGGCGCAAAGTGGGGCCTGTCTGTCGCATGAGATACTTTCGCGCGACTGAATCCGTATATGAGCAAGTGCGGGCAGCGCTCGATGTCGCGTGGGGGCATCCCACCGCAGACGGCAAGACAGTCACATGCATTGAGCCGGCCGCAACCGCCCCGCGTGACGCACAAGGCCGAATCGTGCTGGCAGTAGATAACGAGTTCTGCCAGTACGAAGCCGCTGCGGCGATGCTGCCGCAACTCCTGGCGAGCGGTGCCGTTGAGGAGATTGACGCGGCGACGTATCAGGCGGCAGTGCAGCCGCAGGAGCCGTGAACTGCACGGCCACGCTACCGCAGGCGTAGGCTGAAGGCAGGCCACGAATCGGGCGACGCCCCGAGCCACACAGGAGAGACGAAATGAGCGAATACAAAATCAAGCGGAAGACGCGGCAGTTCACCATCACGCTCGGCACGGCAACCGCCGACGCCACCACGCTGCGGGCCGACGATATGGCTGGCGGCGTCATCTCCTGTGGCACCATGCGTACCGCGTCTGTCTCGCTCCAGTGCTGGGGAGCTGTCGCCGAGGCTGGCCCGTATCGCCGCGTCTATGACGCCAGCGGCGCAGCCGCCGACATCACGCTCGCGCCCTCGACCACCGATGGCCGGATCTACTCGCTGCCTGACGCGGTGTTCGCGGTGCCATTCGTCCGCATCGTCAGCGGGGCGACCAACTCGACCGGCACCGTGAGCGTCGTGTCGTTTAAGTCGTGAGGCTATGCCGACACGCATCCCGACGCATCGGCCGCCGCGTCTACGCTCCGCGAGCGTGGAGCATCGACCGAATGCGTACCAGCGTGGATACACCGACAAGCGACACCAAGCATGGCGGCTCGCGGTGCTGACCCGCGACGCATGGCAGTGCAGAGCGTGCGGGCAAGTGTGCAGCGACAAGGGCCAAGCCCACGCGGACCACATATCGCCGGTCGTGCATGGCACCGACACCTGCCGCGATGGACGCTCGCGGTATGACGTTGCGGGTGGGCAGTGTCTTTGCCAGGCGTGCCACAACAGGAAGACCAACCGAGAGATGCTGCACAACTAGGCAGCCGACTGCACAAGGGAGGGGCGGGGGGAGACTCGCCAGGGGTGGCTGAGGAAAACCGGATGTTCCTGCCCTAGCACACAAAGCCGAAACGAACGTCCCCTAGAAGGCCCGCGTAAATGCCCACTGGACGCAAGCCGACGCCAAAAGCCATCCTCGAAATGCGGGGCAGCCAGATTCGCGGCCCGCATTCTCGCGGCGGCGTGGATGCTCCTCCAGGCATTCCGCCCGCGCCGGATTATCTGTGCGAAATCGGACGCGCCGAATGGGACCGAATCGTCCCAATGCTGGAGACGAGCCGGGTGATGAGTCTTCGCCATCAGCACACGCTCGCGGCCTACTGTGATGCGCTGGCCGACATGGTGAAGGCTGACCGCGAACTCCGCGAGCATGGCGCGACGTTCATGGACGATAAGGGTAGGGTGATGAACCACCCCGCGTGGTATCGCAAGAAAGACGCCCGCCTGCACATGCTGCGGTTCGCCGAGCAGTTCGGCTTGACGGCATCGGCACTGGCTCGCGTTTCAGCAGTGGACAATGCCCCGCAAGAAGACGAAGAAGACCGACGCATGCTCGGATGATTGTCCTGGCTGTCTCGCTATCCGGTTCTTCGAGAAACACCTGACCCATGTAAAGGGTCCGCTTGGCGGAAAGCCGCTGCTGTTGCAGCCGTGGCAAAAGGCGTGGCTGCATTCGCTCTACGGGACGCTTCGAGCGGATGGCCGCCGGCAATATCGAACCACCTTGCTTGCGATTCCTCGCGGCAACGCCAAAAGCACGACCGCTGCCGGGATTGCGTTGAAGGGGCTCATGGAAAATGAGCCCGGCGGCGAGAACTATTCGTGCGCTGCCGACCGTGACCAGGCTAGGCTTGTCTGGGAAATCGCGAGCGGAATGGTGCAGCAGTCGCCGTTCCTAAGTCGGCACTTGAAGCTCTACCGAAACGCGATTGTGCGGCCGGCGACGCACAGTTCCTACAAGGCTTTGTCTGCCGAGGCGTTCACGAAGCACGGGTTGAATCCGCACGTTGTGGTGTTCGACGAATTGCACGCCCAAAAGAACCGCGAGCTTCACGACGTGATGGCGACCGCAATGGGCAAGCGGGCTCAGCCAATCATGGCGTACTTAACGACGGCGGGCTTTGATCGCCGGTCGGTGTGCTGGGAGGTGTGGAAGTACGCTGAGTCGGTTGCGGCCGGGGCCGTGAAAGACGAGACATTCTTGCCTGCCGTATACGCCGCTCCAGTCGACGCCGATTGGAAGGACGAAAAGGTGTGGGCGGTTGCCAACCCGAATCTAGGCGTATCGGTCAGCGTGGATTTCCTGCGGCAAGAGTGCCAAAAGGCAACGGAACTTCCGGCCTACGAAAACACCTTTCGGCAGCTCTACCTCAACCAGTGGACCGAGCAGGACACTCGCTGGCTCCGCATGGACGCCTGGGCTCGCGGTGGGCAGGCGTGCCCGGTGACGCTCCAGGGGCGTGAGTGCTGGGCGGGGCTCGACCTGGCGACCACGTTCGACACGACGGCTTTCGTGTTGGTGTTTCCGCTGGAGGACGGGCGGTATTGGGTGGAGCCGCATTTCTGGATTCCTGAGGAGAACATGCGGGAACGTGTGCGGCGAGACAAGGTGCCGTATGACGTTTGGGCACGTCAGGAGCACTTGCACCTGACGCCCGGCAACGTGACCGACTTCGACCAAGTGCGGGCCGACATCAACACGCTGGCGAAGAAATACAACATCCGGCAGGTGGGCATCGACCGCTGGAATGCCACCCAGTTGGCGAATCAACTGCAAGGGGATGGGGTAAACGTCTTAGGCTACGGACAGGGCTACGGCGCGATGAGTGGCCCCGCGAAGGTGCTCGAGTCGCTGGTCGTTTCCGAGAAGTTGCTGCATG